AAAACGTGGCAAAAACTTTGAAGCCAAGAGGGGTGGATATACCAGAGTTGGAACAGTTCAAAATGAAGTATCCGACGTATTACAAGAACATCATAGAGCATTTAAATATTTTTAACGCAGAGTATCAAAAAACGTTTGACATGGACCACATGGGGCCCGCCAAGATAAACAAGTTGTTTTCTATCCGCGACGACGTCCTGTACAACATATCTGAAATAAAGTTGCGGCTTCCAAATGATCTAGACATGGAAAAATCTATTACTCGTGTGTACGAAACGGCCGACCGGAGGATGATGGAATATATTACTGATACGAAAAGTCGTTTTCATATAAATATATATCCTGGTCAGACAAGTTCGGCATTCAGCGCAAGGGCTTACAGAGCCAGTGATGACATGGTGCTGTAAAATTAATATGTTTTGATCAAATTACCGAATGTGTTCAACCCGAGCGAACGTTCCAGAGTAGATTTACCCTTGACCGCAGGTTTTGGTCTCCGAAGTTTTAGAGAATCGTTCACGACGGACGTGTTCTCTATATGCATCGCCCTGTCAGTTTGCTTTGCAGCCACATGCTTTTCCTCGAATTTGTATTCGTGTGTTTCGTATGGCGTGACCTTGATCAGCTTTGCGTAATTTATGACATATTCCATCTTGGCATTCGGGTTTCTAAATTCCTCGATGTCAAGATGACCGCCAAAAGCTTTTAGAACCATTTTCGGAGGAGCTGGGATTACGGGATCTGACAGACCTGTTATCATTTTCCTGTAGTGCCTGATGTTCAACTGGTGTACGCCGGACAGAACCCTCGACATATGATCCCTCCCGTGCCCTTTGATACATTCCCAGCTGCAGAATTGGCCGCCAACCTGGTATTGACCTGAACTGAGAAGTTTATAAGGATACTGTAAAGTTTTACATTCTCTCGGGATAGGGTGACAGCAGTGCCAGCAGAGCTTCTCTACGAACTTCTCTGTGTGTTCAACTTTCACGTGGTTTACATCATTGATGTCGAAAGTGTTTATGAGTTCTGCCCATTTAGTAAGGATTTCTTCCATTTTTTATTTTTATTAATTACAAATTATTAAGTTATTATTTAAAAATCAGCGTCCAGACCAAACACATTATCCTCTGTGTTTAGAATACCCGCGCGTTGATAGTCTGCAACCTTCTTCTCAAAGAAGTTGGTTTTTCCCTGAAGAGAAATTAGCTCCATGAAATCAAATGGATTTACGGAGTTGTAAAACTTAGAGTGTCCGAGAGCCACAAAAATACGATCAGCAACAAACTCGATGTATTGACTCATGAGTTCTGAGTTCATACCAATCATTTTGCACGGGATGGCGTCGCAAATGAAATCCTTTTCGTTTGCTACGGCCTCGGTGACGATGTTGCGGACCTCCTCGAACGAGAGCTTGTTTTCGAGCTTGGAATATAGCATTTCACCGAACGTCTGGTGAAGACCTTCGTCGCGGCTGATGAACTCGTTGCTGAGCCCCAGGCCAGGCATCACCCCGCGGTTCCTGAGCCAGAAGATAGCGCAGAAACTCCCGGAGAATAGCAGCCCTTCTACGCAAATCCATGCGACAAGACGCTCCGCAAACGTCTTGCTGGGGTCGAGCCATTTCTGAGCCCAAGCGGCCTTCTTCCCTACCGCTGGGATGGTTTCCACCGCCTCGAACAGGCTGTTGCGCTCTTTCTCGTCCGACACGAGCGAGTCGATTAGCAGAGAATACATCTCGGAGTGGATAGACTCGTTGAATGCCTGATATGCGTAGAACTGGCGTGCTTCCGGGACTGTCACTTCGTGGGAAAAGTTCATCTGGAGGTTCTCCATGACAATCCCGTCGCTCGATGCAAAGAAGCCTAGAATGTGCTTGATGAAATAACGCTCGTCGTCATTGAGCTTGTCGCGCCAGTCGATTACATCCTGGCCAAGGGGGACCTCCTCTACGGTCCAGAACGACGCCACAGACTTCTTATACATGTTCCAGAGGTCAGGATACTGAATGGGAAACGCGGTGTACTTGCGGCACCCGTTGTCTGCGAGGATTGGCTCAGTGATTGCGGACATTGTTGTAAGTTGATGGTGTTAATAGTAACAACGGAAATATATGTCTGGTTTTGTCGATATGAAGATTTATATTGACAAAATAGATGACGCTACAGTGTATGTCGCTGTCCTTTAATTTGAAATTGCGAAGTGTGTTACATGTATTTACATTTAATTAAAGGTGATTGTCACGCGAGTTTTTATGTTTTGGCACGATTTTATTGCTGCTTTTGAGAGCTCCTTGCGTTTTTCGTCCGGCTTTGATGTTGTCTTCCTCTGTTTCATTGACTTTGTCATATCTTCCTCTACTTCTTGGATATTTCTCAGACACTCGTTTACGATGTCGTTTTTGATGACCCATCTGAAAAAATTGAGCTGACCGCACGTTGTAGAAATTTCGGTACCGTCGCGACCCTTGAACACGATGCGGTCGCCGCGGTTGAATGGGTCGAACATTTTTTTGGAATAACTCTTTAGCTGGCTTTTGTATTCCATGAACACGTTGAACAACCTCCCGGAGCTCGTCGTGAACATGGTGTTTTTTTTCTTCGAGTAGTTTGAAACGAACCAGTCTAGGGTTCGTAGGCTCATCAACTCGTTGTGAATTATTTTTAGCATCGTAGACGTGTTCTCTTCGTTGTCGAAAAACTCGCGGAGGGATACTTCGAGATAGTCTTTGGGGTCCTTAACCAAATTCATCTTTATACTATAAACATTAGATTTTATTAAACTATTATGGCTTATGCCTTCTTGTTCTGCATCCAGACATCCTCGCCGAACACGCTGTTGATGGTCTCGGAGGTGCTGGCATCCGCAGCCTCCTTAATCTCCTCTTCGGTCTCCTCGGGAATAACCTCCTTGGTGAACTCGGGCATCTTCTCAGGGGCAGAAAGGGGTGCGGTGGGAGCGGGGAGCCTCTCCTTATCGGTGAGGTGTGCGTCCAGACCATCCTTCATCACCTTTTCCTTGCGATCGTTGAAGATCTCCTTTGCAGACCGCTGGCTCTCGGCGTAACCGGTCATCAGGTCCTGCAGGAACTGCTCTTGGTACTCCTGGCTCTGCACGGCCATCGGGTCGGGAGGACAGGGTACCCAGTTGTACATGGACACGAGGAAAATGTCCACGACGTTGTCACCGCTGCGCTGGAGGCGTTTCACATACGCCTTGGCCTCCTCCTCGGTGGCGAAAACACCACGGACCTTCATTGCGAACTGACCGCTCTTCTGGCGGCAGAACTCGGGCCCTACGAAACTTACCAGCGCAAAGTTCTGGCCGGGTACTTGCAGGTAATCGGGCTCAAGGGTAAGGCCGACGGGGAGCTCTGTGATAGTGTTGTTGGTTGCCATTGTGTTCTATTTTACTTATAGAAATTTTTGTTAAGTTATTTACGCACGTATTTACAATTTAAGGTCCTATATACACCACACGGGTATCGCGCGTTACAAGAATATCGTTTGCTGTCAACACAGCGTCTTCGAAACGTTTCTCTCGAATTATGTTCGAAGTCTTGCTCCACTGGCTCCTTGCATCTACCGTAGGATTTACACGGACCCATGACACTGCTTTATCGGGATATTTCTGGAGCAGTTCCGCCGTCACAAGATGCATGCGGTGTTCGTCGCACTCATAATCCCGATGACCGTTCTCGTCAATCTCGAGACACACGATGATACCGTCTCCGAATACGATGCCATCTAGACGCGCAAATTTCTTTGCAGTCTCTGCCGGATTGAATGGCACGCGGAACTCCCGTTTGTGAACATCGAGCTTGTCCTTTACATACCCAAAAAACGCCTCCTCAAAACGCTTATATTGTTTCCGCCGCGATTCGTTAGGATCGCACGACATGCAATACTTGTGACCGTTTGACAAGTATGTTCTCACGGGACACTCTGCGTTGTATCCTGGGCATATTTGGTTCGTGACGTTGATCATGTCATTGGTCTTGCACTTCGAACAACACGTCGGTTTCTTCCCGATTATGTTGTATATCACACGATTTCCACACGGACATCTCTTGTCTACGACGTTGATCATCTCGTCGGTCTTACAACTTTTACAACAGACGCCGGCCTTTTCACCCTGCACGTTGAATACCGGTTGTTTTCCACAAGGACATCTCTTATTCATGACATTTACCATGCCATCGGTCTTGCATTTCGAACAAAACATAGGTTTCTTCCCGGGTATGTTGTAAATCACATGATTTCCACATGGACATCTCTTACTCACGACATCGTCCATTTCATTGGTCTTGCAATCCTTACAGCATATTGGTTTGGTTTCTCCCGGAGCA